CTATTAGCCCGTGATGATAACGGCAACCTAACCCACAGCATATGGAGTAAACCATAATGGCACTAACGAGACTTGGACCAAATCAATCGATTAACTTATCGAGCAACGTTACAGGCACACTTCCTGTTGCTAATGGAGGCACAGCTTTAACAAGTGGATTTAGTAATGGTATTACCGAAGCAGATATGTATAGAGTTACTACATCTTTTACAGGAGATGCAGAGCCTATCGCAAGTAACTGGGAAAGAGTAGATACAAATAATTTTTCAAAAATTGGTACTGGTTGGTCTGAAAGTAGTGGAATATTTTCAGCACCTTCTACTGGAATTTATCATATAAAATTTGGCTCAACTTTTTATATTAATGGAGATAATCTTTGGAATAATGTTAGAATAGCAACTACAACAGACAATAGCAGTTATGACATTTCCGCAGATGGTTTTGATGGGTCAAAATCTGCAGGGGATACTACTTATTGTAATGCAGTTACAGAATGTATTTTTGATGTTGAAAATGTTTCAACACATAAAGTAAGATTTCATACAAGAGTATATAATAACTCATCTACTACAAGTGCAAGTTCTACTGATAATGAATGTTATGTAACTTTTGTGCGTTTAGGAGATACATAAAATGGATAAAATAACAGGCAGACCAAATCATATTGAAGATGCTTTAGCTACAATACATGATAATCAATGGTTTACATGGACAGATAGTAAAAATAAAATTTATGCAAATTTAAAGCTTACTGAAAAAGTAGGTGTTGATGGAAACATTGTAGATAATCCGATAACAGAATTACCTACCGAAACAGCAGTTAATACAAAGCTTAAAGAATTACAAGACGCGTGGGACGCGGCTAATTCATAATGACACAGGATGTCAGGAGTGTATAATGACATTCTAGGAGACTAATTTATGGCGTTTGGTATAACAACTTTTGCAGAAGCACCTTTTTCGGCACAAGGCCAACAGAACGCTGTCGTAGCCGTTACAGGGCTGTCTCTTACTTCTAGTCTTGGATCAACAACCATTGGTCTAAACCCAACCATTACAGGCTTTAATCTTACCTCGGCAGTAGGTAACGTATCTTTACAAAATGTAGCACGACCAGGCGGTCAAGCAATGACTTCCGCTGTTGGTGGTGTTGGTATCAGTGCAGGTCATGTTATTGAGCCAGCAGGACTAGGTGCAACATTAGCACTTGGTACGCCAACACTTGAAGTTAGCACGCATGAATTAATACAAGGATTTGATTTAACAACGGCTGTTGGTACACCAGCAATTGAGATTAATGCAGTAGCGACACCGAGTGGTTTAGCACTGACCTCGGCTCAAGGAACAACGACACAAGAAATAGTTGTTCAGCCTTCAGGTTTATTTATAGGCACCTCATTAGGAGCTACCGTAGAAGTTGGTGATGCAAACGTACCATCCAAAGGGATGGAGATCACCAAAGTAGTTACTGTTGTTAGTACAGGTAGTGGTAATAAATACTTTATAGATGGTGTACAACAAGACACCTTAGAACTTAAAGAAGGTAATACCTATACCTTTGATCAGGCTGATTCAAGTAACTCTGGACACCCACTTCGTTTCTCTACTACACCTGATGGTACACATGGTGGTGGAACGGAGTACACAACAGGAGTAACAACAAATGGAACACCTGGTAACGCAGGAGCGTATACAAGAATTAAGGTAGCTGATTCAGCACCAACGTTATATTACTATTGTTCGGTACACTCAGGTATGGGTGGTCAAGCAAACACCCCTGTCAATAATGATTTCCCTGGCCAAGCAGTAACATCAGCACTTGGAACGCCTGTTGTCTCTGCTACAGCGACAGTGCTACCACTTGGACAATCCATATCCATGTCTCTTGGTACACCAAGTCTATCGGTTAGCTCCGTTGCGACACCGACAGGGCTTCTATTGACCACGGAACTCGGCACACCAGCGATATATTCTTGGCGAGAAGTTGACGACTCTGAAACTTCAACATGGACAGAAGTTGATGATAATGCTACAATGAACTGGTTAGATGCAGCATAAATTATGAGTACATATTCAACACGATTAAAAGTAGAACTTATTGGCTCAGGAGAGCAATCAAACTCTTGGGGTAATACAACAAACAACAACTTTGACCAAGTTTTTGAACAGTCAATTGCAGGTGTATACAGCAAAAACTTAGGAGCAGAGTCTAGTCCTTATACGCTGACCTCGGGTAACGGACCACAGACACAAGCAAATAATGAAGCAAGGCAAGCAGCAATCGTATTTACAGGTCATAGTAGTGACTTTATTATACAGTTTCCTGCTGTAGAAAAATTATACTTTCTACGTAATGCAAGTGCTTCGAATAAAATTACAGCACGATTAGGATCATCAGGTAATACATTTGTTCTTAATCCTTCACGAAATGTTTTCTTAACAACAGACGGTACAAACTGGTTTGAATTACAAACACAAGGTAGTGACTGGTTAACAAAGACAGGCACCTATACATCTTTTGCAGGTGATAAAATATTTGTTGATACATCTAGTTCTGCTTTTACTATTACTTTACCAGCGTCACCTAGTGTTGGTGATGAAGTACGTTTCTTAGATTTAGTAAATACATTTGATACAAACAATTTAACTGTTGCTCGTAATAGTGAAAAGATTGATGGGGCAACAGCAGATTTAACAGTAGCAACAGAAGGTGCTGCTTTTGCGTTGGTCTATTCGGGATCAACCTATGGATGGAAACTATTGGAGAAATAATATGGCAACATACGCATCTATTCGTTATAAATTTTCTGGCGCCAATGTTTCAGGCGTTGCACAAACAGCAAGTAATCTAAGTGATCTAGCTGACGCATCAACATCAAGAACTAATCTTGGTGTAGCAATTGGAAGTAATGTTCAAGCGTTTATTTCTGCGACTGCAGGAACTAATGCTAACGGTACAAGAACGGTAAGCACATCAGCTCCGAGTGGCGGATCTAATGGCGATATTTGGTATCAATATAGCTAATGCATAATGCCAGTATATGTTAAAGATGGTGGAGCTTGGCGTACAATAGATAGACTCTATGTACGTGACGGAACTTCTTTTACAAACCAAACAATAAATAATGTTTATGTAAAAAACGGTGGTACGTGGCAAACTGTTTTTGTTATTTTTGAAACGCCTACTTCTTTTACAACGGGATCTTCAGGATCAATTGCAGTACCTGCTTTAGCAAATGCTATACATATACAGCAAGCTGTTGCTGGTGGCTCTGGTGGATACAGGGGCGCTGACTATGATAGAGCTGGTGGTGAATCTGCTGGACCAGGCGGAGCATCAGGTGCTTTTATTTCTGATATGGTTTTTAATATAACAGGCGGTGAAACATTAACATTAAATGTTGGATCAGGTGGTGCTGCAGGGACAGGAACATATTCAGGTAACTCAGGAACTGGCGGTAATACAACTTTGTCAGGAACATCTTCAGGTGCTTTATTTACTTTAGGTGGAGGTGGTGCTGTATCTGTATCAGGTGGCGGTGTTCAAGGGCCTCTTCGTACAAATAATGCTAGTACAGGTGGTACACGATCTGGTTTTGCAACTCCTCGATCATCGGGAACAACAGTAGACGGTTTAAATATTACAAGCTTTCAGTCAGGACCAAGAGGTGTTTTTAATCAACAAGGAGACGGAGTAGGAGGAGATAATCCTGGTAACTGTTCTGGTGATAACTGTACGATTGGTGGTGGTGATGGCGGTGATCCTTATAGTGGTTCATTAACAACAGGTGGTACAGGTGGCGCAAATGGTAACACAGCAGGAACGGCTGGCACACAAGGTGGCGGCGGTGGAGGAGGAGGCACAGAGCCTGGATCTTCTCTTGGTGGAGCTGGCGGTGATGGTGAATTTATTTTTAGATTTATGAGGATTGCATAATGCTAACAAAATTAAATATTGCTCCTGGTATTGATAAACAAGATACAGAATACGGTGCAGAAGGTCGTTGGACCGATGCACAAAATGTACGATTTCATTATGGCTTACCACAAAAAATAGGTGGTTGGTCTACTATTATTACAGATACACTTATCGGTGTTGCAAGAGATCAACACACATGGACAGATCTCAATGGTGTACGGTACGCGGCCATCGGCACTGATAGAAAATTATATATTTATACAGAGGGTACAGCATATGATGTTACACCTATACGTCGTGGCCCTACTTCATTAACAAATCCTTTTACAACAAATGGTACCAACAACGTTACTGTAGCGGATACAGGACATGGTGCTCTACAAGGTGATTTTGTAATTTTTGATTCTTTCTCTGCCATAGACGGTCTGGACATGAATAATGAATTTGAAATTACATCTGTTACTAATGCAAACTCCTATGTTGTAACACATACAGATACAGCTTCTGGATCTACAGCAGGTGGCGGAGGCACAGGTAATGCAAATTATCAAATTAGTATTGGACAAGAAACATCGACCTATGGTTATGGTTGGGGTACAGATGTATGGAACACAGGAACGTGGAACACACCAAGATCTACTTCTACCGTAACGATTGATGGTCGTAACTGGTCTTTTGATACGTTCGGTGAAGACTTAATTGCTACCGTGCATAAAGGTAAAACTTTTCTTTGGGATACTTCATCAGGTACAACCACCAGAGCTGCTGTTATTACACAAGCTCCTACAAGTTCACGGTTTAATCTTGTTTCCATGCCTGATAGACATGTCTTTTTATTTGGTACAGAAACAACAATTGGTACAGCTTCTACGCAAGATGATTTATTCTTGCGGTTTTCCTCTCAAGAAGATTATACGGATTGGACTCCTGTTGCAACAAACACAGCAGGCTCCTTTCGTATTCAAGATGGATCAAAGATTGTGGCAGCAACAAGATCACGTAACGCGGTTCTTGTTTGGACAGACACTTCTTTACACGCATTACAATTTGTTGGTGCTCCTTTTACTTTCTCTCTTGTACAATTAGGTGGTGGATGTGGCGCTGTTGGTGTTCATTCTACAGTGGATATTAATGGTGTTGCGTATTGGATGTCACAAAATGCTTTCTTCCTATACGATGGTACAATTCGTAAATTACCTTGTTCTGTACAAGACTTTGTTTTTGAAGATTTTAGCGCGGCTCACCAACCAGAAACATATGCGGGTGTTAATTCAGAGTTTAACGAAATTACTTGGTTCTATGCATCAAATGGATCAAACTATATTGATCGTTCTGTTACATATAATTACTTAGAAAAAACATGGTACACCAATACATTAGCAAGAACAACATGGACAGATTATGGTGTCTATCAAGAACCCTATGCAACATTATATAGTCCTACAACTACAGCAACAACACCTACCGTATTAGGTGTAACAGATGGTGCCACAACGTATTATCAACAAGAAACAGGAACGGATGATAACTTAACAGCAATGACAGCTTTTATACAATCAGGTGATTTTGATATTCAAGATGGCCAACAATTATTACATGTTAGTCGCGGTATACCTGATTTTAAAAACCAAGTAGGAAATGCAACGATTACCATGAATTTTAAAACATACCCTAATGATACATCATCAACTACTGTCACCAGAACTGTCAGTTCTAGCACGACAAAATTTGATACACGTGGTAGAGGTAGACAAACAAATTTAAAAATTGAAAGCACGGATCTTAATGCAGATTGGCGATACGGTACACTGCGTTTAGATGTGCAACCAGATGGAGGTAGATAATGGCTAAAATAGCAACAACAAGATTACCAGATGGAGGTAGATAATGGCTAAAATAGCAACAACAAGATTACCAGATGCAACACCTGAGTATCAAGCAGATCAATTTAACGCTCTTATTCGTATACTAGAGCAGATTACACAGCAGTTAAACTTTGGTTTTCAACAAGATATAAAAGATGACTCAACAGCAAGGACGTGGTTCCTTGGTTGATATATTTAAAAGCGTTAGTTTACAGCCGCCGACAACGGCTAATACAACGGTATATACGGTACCAACAGGTGATTCAGGAGCCGTGCCTCCCGTCCCACCGACCACGACTATTATTAAAAGTATTATTATTTCAAATATTAGTGGTGGTACTGTTAATACAAAAGTAAGGATGTTGGACTCTAGTAATTCTAATTTAGAAGTGTTATTACATGATGATAATTTAAGTCATCCAGAGGTAAAAGAAATACTAACACATCCAATTGTATTAGAACAAGCGGATCAAATAAAGATTGAAGCAGCTACAGGTAATGCTGTTGAAATTTTATTAAGTATAATGGAGATAACGTAATGTCAGAAATAGGTAAAAAAGTACAAGACGCTGAAGTTATTGGTCACGAAGTAGTAGACGGAAATAAAGTCCCTGTTTTAAAACCAGAGGTTTGGGAAAAAGTATATTGCAATAGTTGTAATAATGAAGTGGACTCAGAAGAGTTAGCAACAGGTGATTGTAGCGACTGTGGTAATCCTTGGGCTTCAACGAAGACCAAAGATGTTACCATTCGCGTTGTTAAGATGCCAGACGTTTTTGGATCTGGAGGAGAACTTTAGTTTTTCCTACACTCGCAGTTTTCATCACAGTGACTTGAGTTGTCTTTCTGATGTTTTTCTAATTCTCTTTCCATAAACATTAAACGTTCATGATAGCGCCCCACCTTGTCAGCGAGGACAGCTATAGCTTTTAATACTTCTTGATTTTCCATAATGTCTCCTGTGATTTGTATTTTGGTGAGAATCTAATTTAAACATATTTTTCTCCCAATCAATAATCTTTTTAATAATTGTTTTCTTGACAAGCTATTCTTGTTCTGCGTAGTCAACGGATAAGTATTCTATTTTTATTACCCACCCTTTCGGTATAGCGATAGCGCCACCACCTGATATATCGTCTTTGTCTTTACTATAAGATCGCATAATAATTACTTTCTCTTTATTATTGTGAATTAACCAACCAACTTCTTGACATGTTGCTAAAGGAGCGTTCATAACGTCTTTTATATCGAGCCATCCTGTCTCTGTATCACGGGCATCGAGCCACGTTACACGGACCATTGGTACTTTCTTAATGTCAAAGGTCATATTTCTGATTGCACATTACATGAAATTTGCCTATAATCATATAAATAATTAGGTTCACTTTCCAAGGCTCGCCTCCTTGCTATATACAATCACATAAATTGCAGTTAATAAGGAGATTATGCTCAAAGGTTTACGAGGAATATTAGAAAAAGGGTTGCAGATAGCAGCACCTATTATTGGTGGTTCAATGTTTGGAGCACCTGGAGCAATGTTTGGCTCAGGTATCGCATCATTATTATCAGGTGATAAAGCACAAGATGCTTTAATTAAAGCAGGTATGTCTGGAATGGCAGGATATAGAGGTGCAGATGGTTCAAGCATAATAGATAGAGCAACAGCAGGTCCCGTGCAAGAAACTATTAACAAAATAATTAATAGGCCAAACACAACTGATCCTAATAAAAAAATGAACATGGGTAATTTATTTAACAGAGCAGTGGATTTCCTTGGAAAAAAATCAGGAAAAGATGGTACAGGACCTTCTATAGGCGGACAGCTTTTAGCAACAGGTTTACCTGCATACTTATCTTATTTAGCGGCCAAGGAAGAT